AATGCTTTTGCAAGACATGAGTTAAAAGAAGAGATATTTCAAAGATTCGCAGACTTACACGTTAGAGTAAAGTTACTGGAGGCTGAAAGTGAAGAAAGACAGTAGACTAGAAAGAGCAGGTGTATCCGGTTATAACAAACCTAAGCGTACACCTAACCATCCTAAGAAGTCTCATGTTGTTGTAGCTAAATGCGGTGACGGATCAATAAAGACTATAAGGTTTGGTCAGCAAGGTGTATCAGGCGCAGGTAAATCACCTTCGTCAGCAAAAGAAAAAGCTAGGCGTAAATCATTTAAAGCACGACACGCTAAAAATATAGCAAAAGGTAAATGTTCAGCAGCCTATTGGGCTAATAAGGTGAAATGGTAATGGATAACGACAAGCAGTTAGGTAAGTTAGAAGCACAGGTAGAGTCTTTACAACGTCAAATGGAGCAGTTAAGTATTGACGTTAAGTGTGTGTCTGATGTGATGACTAAGTGGAAAGGTGCTGGTGTATTGCTACTGATACTAGGTGCTTCGTTTGGTTGGCTAGTAGATATTATTTTAGGCAGATGACAATTAAATGCTTGACTTTATTGGCAATATGTGCTACATTTCTCGTACAAGGATGTACCGCGCTAGGTTTAGCTAAGGCTATATTACCAGGAAAGTCAGGCACTAGTGTTAACGCAAATGCCCAGGTAGGTAAAGAGAACACACAGCAAGTAGTAGGTCAGCAAGACAACACCAAGATCGAGGGTGAGAATGTTAATGTTAGTCAGAAAGAAAACGACAGCAGCATTAACACATCTAAAGTAGATAGCTTAGTGCAAAATAATACTAATGTACCTATGTGGTACTTATTGTTGTTGGTACTAGGCTGGTTACTTCCTAGCCCACAAGAGATCTGGGCAGGGTTTGTCAATTCAATAGAAAGATTAATTCATGGCAAGAAGCGTAACAGCCGTAAAAACAAGAACAAACGATAGCGCAAAGGTTGATATGTATACTGTCCCAGCAAAGAACACTGCTGAGATACATATGCTTTATATCTTAGCTACTGCTGGTAATGAAGACGCAGACTTGTATTGGTATGATAGCGCTACAACAACAGAGTACCCATTAGCTCACGCTAAATCATTACAGTCTACTAATGGTGAGTATTTATTATTAAAAGACTTACAAATAGATTTACAAGAGAACGATGTACTTAGAGTTAAGAACAGCGGTACGTCAAGCACAATTACTTACATAGTAACTATGGAATTAAAACCATCATTAGCAACACAATTTCATTCTTAGGAGATAACCATGAGAACTTGTTCAACTTGTACAACAAAAGCTGCCTGTAAAAAAGCAGGTAAGTGTAAGAAAAAAAGTAAAGCTAGAGTTAAAAAGGTACGCGGTGGTTACTAATGAATTATTTAGAGTTAGTTAACAATGTACTAATAAGACTTAGAGAAGATGAAGTAACTGCTCCAACAGATACTCCATACTCTAAGTTAATTAGTACGTTTGTCAATGATGCTAAGAGAATTGTAGAAGATTCTTTTCAGTGGAACGTACTGACTGAAACATTAACAGTTACTACATCTGCTGATTTGTTTAACTACGTCCTTACAGGATCAGGTCAACGATTTAGGGTTATGGATGTTATCCATTCTGAGGAAGATTATTATTTAGAACCTAAGACCTCTAGTCAAATGAACACTTTGCTGTTAAACGAAAATCCACAAAAAGGAGAACCATCCTTTTATAACTTTAACGGTGTAGACGATAACGGAGATACACAAGTAGATTTATATCCTATCCCTAACGGAATACAAAACATTTTCTTTAACTTATACAAACCTCAACCACAGCTAACCGATGCTTCTACAAGATTGTTAGTTCCGACTGAACCTGTTATTAAGTACGCTTACGCACAGGCTGTAGCAGAACGCGGTGAAGACGGTGGTTTGGCTGCACAAGAAGCAACAGCACTAGCGGACTTGTCACTAGCAGATCACATCGCTATGGCAGAAAGCAGACAAAACGATCAGTACGTCTGGGCAGCAGTTTAATGGCTGGTAGACTACAGTCATCGACAATATCAGCACCAGGCTTTCTTGGTATTAACACACAGGAAAGCAGTGTTGATCTTGCGTCAGGCTATGCACTAGAAGCGTACAATTGTGTCATAGATAAGTTTGGTCGTATTGGTGCTAGGCGTGGTTGGAATAAAGTAAACACATCGTTAAACTCTGATCTAGCGTCTAACAGTGTTGACTTTATTTATAACTTACCTAACCCAGACGTTACGTTTGCTGGTGGTAATAACAAGTTATTTACTAGAGCAAGCGGTGCTTCTACATTAGTTACAGCGGTTAACACTACAGTAGCTAATGCAGCAGGATCAGGAACAACAGCTTACAGCATCACGGCTAACGAATGGATAGGTGCTAGTATTGTATTTGGTGAAGGACCGACAGCTAGTCCTTATGCTTATTTTGCACAGGCTGGTCATTTACCTTTAGTCTATCACAAACTAGGAGCAGATCATGCACATACAGGTGCTTACGGTTTTAACTTACTTAGCGATGCTGGGTCAGTACCTACCACCTATGCTTCTGCTTCTGACTTTAAACCTAATGTAGTTATAGGTGCTTACGGTAGGACATGGTGGGCAGACATTACTAACGATAAACAAACAGTTTATTTTAGTTCGTTACTAGATGGTACTAATCTATCTTCTGGTGACTCAGGTTACTTGTCATTAGTTGATGTGTTTCCTAACGGTGACGAGGTAATAGGACTAGCAGCACATAACGGGTTCTTAATTATATTTGGTAGAAGAAACATTGCTGTTTACGCTAACCCTATTGATGTGACTCAGTTAACACTTGCTGATTTAATTACTGACATAGGTTGTATTGCTAGAGACAGTATAGCTAGTACAGGAACTGATGTTATGTTCTTGTCTGAGACAGGTGTAAGAAGTATTGCACGAGTCATTCAAGAAAAGTCAGCACCTATTAATGACATCTCGTTTAACGTAAGAGATGAGCTAGTAGCATTTGTAGAGTCAGAGACTAACAAAGAAAAGATTAAAGGTGTTTACTATCCTAAAGATGCTTTTTATTTATTAACATTACCTACATCTAAGTATGTTTATTGTTTTGATCTACGAGGTAGATTACAGAATGGCGCAGCAAGGGCTACTATTTGGGATAGCATCGAACCTACGGCATTACACGTTACTTATACAGGCGATCTTTTCGTAGGACAAAAAGGTTACATAGGCAAATACTTTGGGTTTTTAGATGACACAGAAAAGTACAGAATACGTTACTACACTAACTACTTTGACTTAGGTAGTCCTACAACACTAAAGTTTTTAAAGAAAGGTAACTTTGTCGTTGTTGGTGGTGTAGGTCAAGACGTAGCACTTAAGTATGGTTTTGATTACATCAACTCATATCGGTCTATAACTAAGAAACTACGAGCAGGTAATGTTTATCAGTATGGTATTGGTGAATACGCTATTGCAGAATACTCTAGTGGTTTAGTTCTTGAAGAAGTCAACAGTAACTTAGGTGGTTCAGGTTCTATTATGCAATTAGGCTTTGAGGCAGACATTAACGCTGCACCTTTGTCGATACAAAAGATAGATATTTATGTTAAAGCAGGTAAAACAATTTAAGGATAGGTATGTCTGATTATACAAAAGCAACTAACTTTGCAGGTAAAGATGCTTTATCATCTGGTGATCCGCAAAAAATTATTAAAGGCTCAGAGATAGATGCGGAGTATAACGCTATTGCTGCTGCTATTTCATCTAAGGCTGATCTAAACGGTCCTACATTTACTGGCACACCGTCAGGACCAACAGCTACTACAGGTACTTCTAGCACACAATTTGCTACAACCGCTTTTGTTCAGTCAGCTTTAGTAGGTGCATATCCTGTAGGTTCTATTTACATGAACGCTACTGTAGCTACTAACCCTGCTACCTTGTTAGGCTTTGGTACATGGGTGGCGTTTGGTGCAGGTAAAGTACCTATTGGTTTAGATGCAGGAGACACTGACTTCGATACTATAGGAGAAACTGGTGGTACTAAAGACGCAATTATTCCTACGCACAACCACACAGCTGTAACTACTTCAACGGACGCAGGACACCAGCACGGTAATTTAAGATATCAACGGCTAGAAGGAGGTACAGGTGGTGCTAATTTCTGGGTAGATGTTATCAATACTAACACAAGTGTAGGTTATGCTCAGATAACATCTGCTACAACAGTAGCTAACGCAGGTGAATCAGCAACAGGTAAGAACTTACAACCGTATGTTGTAGTTTATATGTGGAAGAGAACAGCTTAATGGATTTAGATATCTTACCTATCATAGAAGAAAACATAGTACATCATTTTTCTGACAATGTTTATGCTAGACAGATGGTAGCACCTGCAAATACTAAAATAGAAACACATAAGCATAAATATGACCATCTTAGTATTTTATCTGAAGGAACAGCATTAGTAAGAATAGACGGTAAAGAACAACTATATCGCGCACCGGCTTGTATCAATATAGAAAAAAATAAAACACATGAGATTATAGCGTTAGACAATATAGTTTGGTTCTGTATTCATTCAACAGAAGAAAAAGACATTTCTAAAATAGACGAAGTATTAATAGAGGAAACTTAAAATGCCAGTAACAGCAGCAGCAATTATGGGTGGAGCTACCGTAGCTGGTGGCTTGATGGGTAGCAGGGCAGCTAAGAAATCAGCACAAGCTGCTCAACAACAAGCAGCAGCAACTGTAGAAGCTGCTCGTATTGCTGCTGAAGAAGCTCGCTTTAGACCAGTAGGGATTACTACTCGGTTTGGTTCTGCTACGCCACAAATAGATCCTGAAGGTAGAGTAGGCGGTTACACTTATCAAGGCTCTCCTGAGTTAGTTGGGTTACAAGATCAACTAAGTAGGATATACGGTACAAGCCTGGGTCAAGCTGAACGTGCTGCCGGTTATCAACCACAGTTTGAACAAGCTGCTCAAGGGCTGTTTGCTTTAGGTGGAGAACAGATACCACAGAGCAGAGAACAGATTATGGCAGAGCAACAGGCTTTGCTACGTCCTTATGATATTGAAGAAGAACAACGATTAGCTGCTAGTGTGTTTGGTCGTGGTCGAGGAGGACTAAGTGTTGGTGCTGGAGGTAATCCAGAACTACAAGCATTGGCTGAATCTCGTAGTCGTAGAGACGCACAGTTACTTGCTAACGTAGATCAAACCTTTATGAACAGAGCGCAACAAGCTGCAGGTTTATTTGGTGCTGGTGGTGGTGTTCTAGGTCAGGGTTACCAGACACAACAAGCTGCGGTGGCTCCGTTTACAACTCAGTTCCAGACTGCTCAGAACTTAGAGCAGGTAGCAAGACAACCGATGGACATTGGTACAGCATTAGGACAGCAAATCACAACTGCTAATACTAACGCAGGTAATCTTTTATTTGGTGGTCAGCAAGCTGCTGCTGCACTACAGGCTCAGGCTGCACAGGCTCAAGCTGCTCAAACAGCAGGGTTTGGTGCAGGTATAGCGTCAGCAGGACAGAACTACGCTAACAATGCTATGTATAGAGACATCTATGGTGGAAGACAAACTCCTGCTCCTATAGAGAACAATCCTGTTCAAGCGGCTCCTCCTCCCCCTCCTGTAGATTACAGAATGCCAGGTATGCAAGGTGGTTCAGGAGCTTTTACCCCGTTATCGTAAAATTAAGGAAACATAATGGCTAGTTCAATTGCATCTTTATTTGGTCCTTCTGCTGAAGAGATAGTTTACGCACAGCAAGAAGCAGGTAAACAAAGACAACAGCAGCAGCTGCAGAATACTTTAGCAGCTTATCAAGACCCTATGGCTAGACAGTTTTACCAGTCTGGCTACAACATAGCTAGCGGTGCTGGTAACATTGCTGGTGCTTTGTTTGGTGATACTCCTATGGCTGATCCTAGATTAGCTAAGTCTATTCAATCTAGGCAAATCATGGCTGACGTAGGTGTCGAAGATTTAAATGATCCACGTCAGTTAGCTACGTTAGCACAACGGTTTTCTGAAGCTAGTATGCCAGAAGCTGCCTTGTATTTCAGTGATCGCAAGAACGCCTTAGAAACGCAACAAAGAGACTATGCTCTTGAGTTAGCTAAAGCTACTGCTAAAGGAACAATGTCTGCTAATGATCTTAATCAATTTATGGATCAAATAGGTACTGATTTTGGAAAAAACAGCAGAGAAAAATTAAAAGCGGCTGAAAAAGGATACGCTTATTACGAACAGGCTAAAGGATTAGACCCAAATTCTAAAAAAAGTAAAGTTGCTGAAGCAAATTTAGATAGGATGTTAATTACTTTGTCTAAAGACTCTAATATATCTTTAAGTGAAATCCAAGCTTTAGTCGGAGGCGGTAGTCTTGGGACAAGAATTGCTGATATGTATAGTAAATTTTTTACAGGTGTTTCTTCAGCAGGAAAGCTAGATGAAAAATTAAAGTTAGTACAAATTTTAGAAAACATAGAAGCAGATTCTTATAATAGTAATGCACAAAGATATAGAGGTATATATGAAAGACACATAGATCCTATAGAATTAGACAAAGCGCTTCCTCTTTACACTTTAAGTAATTATGGTCAACAATATAAAAATGAAAAACAAGGTTTAATAGATCAAGCTCTTGAAATTGAAATTACAGACGAAGACATAAATACTTTTTTAGGAACTCCTTAAATGGCTACTTATACTAGACAACAGGTTGAAGCTGGTATAGCTAAGGCACAGCAACAAGGTAATGTTGAAATGGTAAACAAGTTATCTGGTTTACTTAATAATGAAGTTACAGAAGTAAGTTCTTCTCCGTCTACTAGTTTAGGTAATATCTACAGTTTAAAACAAATTGAAGACGGTATAGCTAAAGCTAACAGGTTAGGTAATGAAGCAATGGCTTCTAAATTATCTGCTCTTTATCAAAGTGTTTTACAAAAAGATGAAAACCCTAACAGACCTTCAACGTCTGCTTGGTTAGCAAACGAAGCTCGTCTAGGTTTAACGGATTCAGCAGCTTTAATTTCAGCAGGTTCAGAAGTAGCTTTACAAAACAGACAAAAAGGAACTCCTTTTACTCCTTCTAACTTATTAGCTGGTATTGTTACAGCATCTGCTAGAGGAGAAAGTTTAGGAGAACAGTTTCAAGAAAGTTTAAGTAATTTTCAACAGTTGTTTTCTAAAGTTACAGGTGCTGATCCTGATATGCTTGAGCCTGAAGACGCAGGTATTGGTACTAAACTTGCAGGATTTGCTGTAAGAACTGCTTCTGATCCTCTTTCATATACCGGCACAGGTGTTGCAAAAAATTTAAAAACTCTTGTCACAAAAACTTCCGACGATTTTGTTGGTCCTGTAGTTCAAACAAGTGTTAAAAAAGACATAGTAAAACCTATTACTAGAAGAGCCACTCAAGCTGGTGGTTTTGGTGCGCTTGCTGGTGGTGGTGGAGAACTAGGAGCAGATATTGAACAATCTCTTACACTTGAAGATACTGGAACAGGAAGAGCTATAGGTACTCTTTTGTCTGTTCCACTAGCAGCAAAAGGAGTAGTCGTTAGGAAAGGAATTGGAGCCGGTTTAAACGTTACTGGTCAAGTATGGAAGAGAGTTATGGGTCTTAGAAAAGATCCTAATGCTGCTGCCGATGCTTATGCAAGCGGTGTGACTAAAGCGTGGCTTAAAGAAGTAGCTGATAACACAAAGAACAACGAGTTTGATAAAATTATTTCTCATTTCAAAGCATTAGAACCTGTGTTGGGAAGCAAGTTAGTTTTAAAAGGTCAAACTTTTAGAGGTAAAACCTATAACAAAGATACTAAAGTTCCTACATTAAATGTGCCTCTTTTAATAGCTATGTCTGACAACCCTACAGTCAGAGCAACAACAGTTAAACTACTTAAATCAAACAACAAAGCTAGAGCTAAATTTACTGACGAGATAGAAAAAGTATCTTTAGCTATACAAAATAGACTAGGTGATTTGTTTGGTCCACAGTATGCTACTTTAGCTACTAAAGAAACAGGTATTAAAACACTGTCTATAAATAAAAAACTAGCTGCTATTACAGATAGGTTGTCTGATCTTAGAGCATTAGCTAAACCTGGAAGAACTTCAGAGCAAATAGGAATAGGAATAAAAAAATTAGTAGAGAGGCGTAAAGAACTAGCGCAAACAGACCGAAGTGAGGCTTATAAAGCTTTAATGAAAGAAGCAACGGAAGCTAAAGCAGTTCTTCCTCGTGAGGCTGTTCAAGAAATATATCAGTACGCTCGTATAAACAAAATAAATGAACTGTTTGGTTTAAAAAATAGAACAGAAAGCAAAGCTTTAGGTATTCTTTCACCTAGACAAAAGTTTAGAGTAGTAGACGGTCAAAAAGTTGCTGTTGTAAATGACAAAGGAAGACCTGTAAAGACACACGTTCCGTTAAAATTTATACAATTAGACAGTTTAAAACGTGCTGTAAACGAAGAAATTATGAAAGCAGCAAAAGGATCGGATAGAAGAAGACAACTTGAACAGTTTAAAAATGTTGTTGAAGACTCGCGTACTTTGATAAAAGGAGATTTTAATCAACGTCTTCATGATTTAGACTTGCTTTATTATGAAAAAATAGGAATACCTTTTGGAAGTAAAGGAATTAAAGACATAAACGCTGATAAATACGCAGAACTGGTTGCTCCTGTTGTTGTTAAAAACGGACAAAGTTTAAGAAATTTTTTAGATGCTGTTGGACCAGACGGTGTACCTATAGCTAAGAATGCTTTTTTAAGTGAGATATATTATGACCCTTCTATATTTAAAAACGGTGTTTTAAACAGAGAAAAATTACTTGTCCACATGGAAAAGAAAGAAGAAGTTATTAATCAGCTTTCAGGTTTAAGAAAAGAACTTACAGGTATATTAGTCAATCAAGAAGCATTGTCTTTACAAATAGCTAGTTTAAATAAAGCTGCCGAAGCTGCTAAACTTAGATCAATAAATCAATTTTTAAATTTAGAACCAGGAGTACCTCCTAACTATCAATCAATAGCTAGAGAGGTTATTAACGAACCTAAGAAAATTAATGAGTACTTAACGAAAATAAAAGACTTGTCTCCAGAGGGGGCAGAAACAATTAAGCAAGCTATACGCAGAGAAGTAATAGCTAACGGTGCTAAAAATCCTCAAGGAGTTCAAGCGTTTCTTAATGATCCTAGTAATCAATATCTTTTAAAAACATTGTTTGGTAAAGACAGGACTACCTACATGAAGCGTATCGCAGAACTAATGGACGCTTTAGAAAGAGTAGACATTGAAAAGATAGCTATAAGAGTAGCTGAAGAAGAACGAGACGCGGTTGCTAGAGTTGTTCCTGGTTTAAATATGCCGTATGTAACTTCTCAGATACGAGATAAAATTGCTTCTGTAGTGCAAAAAGGCGTACGACTTGCTACAAGAGTGCAAGAAAGAGTAGCAAAAGATAAGATAGAACAAGCTCAAATTGACATACTTACTGATCCAAACGGATTAGAAAACGCATTAAAGGCTTACGATAAATTTAAATTCGGTATAGATTCTCCTGTAAAAGCTAAAGATTTTGTAAGAGCTTTAGGTGAAGCTGCTCCGTTATATTTTTACACAGGGTTTAAAACTACAGTTAACGAACAGGAACAATAATGGCTACTTTAATGGAAAGACTACAAGCATTAGGTATTGGGCAAGGAGTAAAACAATATGACCCTGAACCAATACCAGAAGGTTTTAGACCTTTTGAAGGAAGGCAGAATTTAGACACAGAAAGACTATTACAGTTAAACGGTAAGACCTATGTTGGTCCTTCTAGTCCTCCTGCTGCCCCTATTAACACGACAGGTTTTGATTTGTCTGCGGATATCCGTATGCCTGATTCTCCTATTCCTCCTATGCCAGCTGATGGTATGGGTGGTTACAGTCAAGGCGGTGTGTTTAGTCCTCCTGCTGCACCTATGCGTGTTGAAAGACCACCTGAGAGACCTGCTCCTTTTAATCCTGAACAGCAGATCGACGGT